GGTCTCTACACAGGTTTTGTACCTGAAAACCCCCCTTTGTTACAGGAAGAGTTACAACAGAATCCAGGCCAGTCAATGGAGACCACGCAGCCAGAAATGACCGAAACAGAGCGACACTTGGTTTTGCTTGAAGATCAAATTCGCATGGCTGGTCGCGATGGCGACGTTCCGCCACAACTAATTCACATGGCCGCTGTAGCATGGGGGCGATGGCAGGAGGCTGTCGCAATGCTTACCAGGGATGGCATCACTGTTCAGACATCGCAGGGTATTGGAGCGCACCCAGCGGCTATGATTGAGAGGCAAGCATGTCAGACATATCAAAATTTGATCAGCAGAATGGGCCTAACGGCCACCCCATCCCAGGCCAGGTACAAGGCCAACAGGACGCCGCGCCTGAAAAAGGCCACGACGATCAGCGACCTGATGAGCAGGGCGTCGGAGGAAATCCCCGCCTCATAACCGACGGCCCAATTTTTGAGGAATTTTGCAAAGTCTTTGTCAAGCAAAGCATTGGCCAGTTCTCAGGGCAGCCGCTTAGGCTAGAACCATTCCAACGCGACTTCATCAACGATGTGTTGAGCCGCGACCCAGAAACAGGAAAACGTCGCTATTCCGAAGCCATGTTGCTGTTGCCACGAAAGTCAGGCAAGTCCACCCTGGCAGCAGCGCTGGCAATTTTTCAAACGCTACGAGATGCTGGCAAGGAACCACAGACAATTGTGGCCGCCGCCTCTAAGGATCAGGCGGCAGTCATTTTTCGCCAGATCAAAGCCTTCATTGCAAACAATGCAGAATTGACAGGTTTGCTTATTCCCAAGCAGTACCACATAGATGTTCAGGGGGGAGGTTTCATCAAAGTTGTGGCGTCCGACGGCCGCCTACAACATGGTTCCAACCCATCGTGCGTAATCGTTGACGAGTTGTGGGCGCATCAAAACGGCGACCTGTACACGGCGCTTACTTCTGGCTCAGGGGCGCGAGACGAGCCGTTGACTATCGCTATCAGCACGCCAGGCTATGACCCCGATCAAATCCTGGGCCAGATTTATAACCGCGTCATTGAAACGGCCCCAGACCAGCAGTTCCAAGACGAGCCGTATTACCGACGCATTGCTCGTGATCCAGAAAATGGATTCTTGCTGTATCACTACGGAGCGCCAGAAGACGCCGACGCCGATAGCCCAGAGGTGTGGCGCAAGAGCAACCCAGCCCCTTGGATTAGTGACCAATATTTGCGACAGCAACGGTTCAAGCCGACGACACGCCTGTCTGAATTTCGGCGGTTGCATTTGGGCCAATGGGTAAATGCTGGTGAAGAGTCCTGGTTGCCAATGGGTTCCTGGCAGGCATGCGCTGAAGAGGGAGTGAACTTAGACCCGACCTTGCCTGTGGCCGTTGGCATTGACGTTGGTATTACCAGGGACGCCTCCGCAGTGGTTATTGCCCAAAAGCAAGGCGACAACATCATTGTGGAGTCACGGGTGTGGGCAAATCCGTATCCCAAAGATTCCGTTATGGGCATGGCCTGGCAAGTAGACATTGAGGAAATTCGGCGTTACCTGCTGGAATTAAAAGAGCGATTTCCAGCCCCAATGGTCAAGATTGACGGAAGAACCAAGTTTGGGCCAGCGTTTTGCTACGACCCATGGTCATTTAGGGAATCGGCTCAAATGCTGACGGACCAGGGATTGGCCATGGTTGAGACCAACCAAACAGATGCCAGGATGGTTCCAATGACGGCAGACCTTTTCCAATCAATTGTGACGCGACGACTACGCTACGATGCCAGTAAGAACATTGCACTAACGCGGCATGTGATGGCGGCAGTTGCTGTGCCGAGAGGAGACGCAGGTTGGCGTATCAGGAAACCAAGAGGGAACACGACGGCGAAAGTGGACGCGGCTATCGCGATGGTGATGGCCGTGAGCCAGGCGATGCAACCTCCTCCCAAAAGAGCGTTCACAGGTATGATCGCGTAATCCGAGCGCATGAATGCCGTTGTGAAGTACCATTAGAGTTACCAGACGACAATGAAAATTGGTGTTGGAGATGCGGCCTTCCAATGAATGAGGAGAGTTAATGGCGGAGCGACGACTACCAGACTTCGCTAACCCAGCGAACGCTGTTCATCCAGGGCGCAAAGATTCTCTTGCGTCCTGGATGGCATTCTTTAGCATGACTGATGAGCAGTCAGGAGATTACAACGGTCCACGCGATTGGGCCAGGGCCGCAGCCGACGAACCGTTTGTACACGCCTGCATCAAACTGAAGGCGATGAGCGCAGGCACGGTCCCGCTTCGCGTGTATGTACGCCAGGACCACAATCTAATTCCAGCAGATTTGGCCAATGACGAAGTTGCATCTGAATACCAGGCGCTACTTGAAAGCATTAATCCGTACAACATGTCGGCATCGGATTTCCGAGGAACGTTGATTGCCAGTTTGTCTATTTACGGTGAAGCCTACGTCCGAAAAGTTCGCGGCCGTTTGGGTGGGCCACCACAAGAGTTGTACATCCTTAAGCCAACAGACATCAAGCCAAAAATGGGTAAGGTATGGATTGATTCGTATATTTATCAACCTGGAAAGCCTGGAGAACAGGAAGAGATTCCAGCCAAAGACATTATTGCGTTCCGATTGCCAGGAAACTTTGTAGACCGAACGCGTGGACTATCTCCGCTTTCGTCTATTCGTCGCGAAATTGAAGTCAGCGTAATGGCGTCGCAACACACCAACGCCTTGCTCCGAAATCTTGGAGTACCAGTTGGCGCGTGGGTTGCGCCAAAAGATAGCGACCTAACCCCGCAAGACCAGTCAGCAATTAAGCGCGTGTTGGCCGCGCTTACTGGACCAAAAAATGCTGGCAAAAGCGCAGTGCTTCCTGGTGGACTTGAATGGCAGCAATTGGGCAGCACCGAACAGGACGCCAAATATATTGAGGCGCGAAAGATTAGCCGCATGGCCATTGCCGCCGCCTTGGGAGTTCCCCTACAACTAGTCGGAGACGACGAGCATACGGGCGTGTACCGTTCAGTTCGCGATGCCGAACAAGTGTTCTGGCGCAGAATGAAATCCGAATTGGGATTTGTTGCATCCATTTTTGATTCCTGGCTTACACCAGATTTTGATAAGGATGGACGGCTGACGGTTCAGTTTGACGTGTCTAGCATTGAAGCGTTGCGCCCAACGCCACAAGAAGAGTTGGCATTGTGGACGCAATTGATGGACCGACGGGTAGTGACGCCAAACGAAGTTCGCGCGCACTTTGGCCTGGGCGCTCCAGTTTCCTGGGGCGATATTCCATTGCTTACAGGCGGACTTACGCCGCAAGAAGGTTTGGCTGGTCGCACGCCACAACAAGTTGACAGCATTCCGCAGCAGCAAGTGGCCGTTGAGGAAGACAACGTTGTGGATGCTCCGCCAATCATGGCCTGGTTTATGGATCAGACCAGGCTGTACGGTCACCCTGAAGTAAAACAATTTGTTAGCACGGGAACATTAAATGCTGAGGCGATGGTAGGATTCCCAGTGACGACAGAGCAGCGCCAGGCTATTGAACTTGGAATCAAAAGGCGTTATTCTGGCAAGCAGATTGCAAACGGTGTTCCAGAAGACGAATACGCTGGATTGAGAGGAGCAACAAAGTGAAGCATTTGAAGATCGCGGCGACGGCAGACGGTGGTCTTACAATTGAAGGCTATGGCGTTCCTTTTGGCGGCCCAATTAAGGGCAAGGATTTACACGGTCAATTCTTTAGCAAGAAAACAGATTTTGCACTTGACCTGATTCCAGAGGGCCAACGCCCGTTGCTGTATCAGCATGGTCTAGATTCAAATGTTGACACGGCAGTTATTGGTCGCTGGGGAGTCAAGCGAATTGATGACGGCGGCGTATGGGTTCGCGCACAACTTGACGCGCGATCTGAGTACATCAACGAAATTAAGGAATTGGTAAACCAGGATGCTCTTGGCTTTTCATCTGGCACTATGGGCCACTTGGTAAAGGTGTCATCTAAGACGGGCGAAATCCTTAAGTGGGCATTGGTTGAGTTGAGCCTGACGCCAAACCCAGCCAATCCAAATGCTTACATTGTGAAAGCCAACAAGTCGGCCGCAGCACATGTAAAGTCGCTGTTTGGCACTAAGCACGGCGACCATGACCAGTCCGAGCATGGAAACTGGGCGCATTCCGACGGCGGAGCAAGGGCTTCTAATGAAGCCGAAATGAACCGACGAAATGATCCTGCGTATCAAGAAAAGCATGGAATTGACGGGCGTTTTGACGGTGGCCCAAAAAGCGAAAAAGCGGGCAATGCATTGATTTCTCTTGCAGAAAAATCTGGCATTCATTCAACTCAAACAGAATCAATGAGATCACAATTTGAAAAATTGATTCAATTGAAAAAGGAAGGTTACGACCAACAGGCTCAAACAATTGCGGCAAACATAAGAGATGCTGGTTCTCTTTATGGTCATCAATCAGGCGTTGCCGAAAAGCACGGTGAAATTACTGACGATCACGGAATAAGCCGATCACCAGAGGAACTTACAAAATTGGGAAACGTTTGGAAGTTGCTTTCGGGTCACGCATGGGACATTGCCTATGCTCCATCGGCTCACGATATTCATATGGAAAAATACAACGATTGGATGAGCGGTTACGACGTTCCTGGATTCCCAAAGTCTTTGCGCATTAAGCGTTCATAAGATTCTGTTACACTCCGAACACGAGTTAGCCCGTGTGGGCTTTCTCGTGTCTAAGCGGAGAGGCCGAAAACGCGAACGCTAACGCTGACGCTCCATCGGGCGACCTGATAGGCATTGTTTAACAATGGACTTTCGGGTCCGCAATAGATGGGAGTAAATCGTGGCAGATAACGATTTTCTTTCCGAGAACGAGGTTGAGTCTCTCGTCGCTAAGGCTGTTACCAAGGCCGTTAAGGGCTTGAACACAGTTGACGAAGAGGCCCGCCCTTCAATCGGAACTAAGGCCGCTGCGTTCAATCGCGGTGGTTATGGTCTGCCAAGCCTGGGTAAGGCCGTTAAGTCGGCGTACCGTGGCGCGGCGATCAAGGGTGCTGAGTTTGAGCGAGATTTCGCGCAGACCGCAGCAGAAATTTTTGGATATAAGGATGCCGCTGACCGAGATGATTCGGCCAACGAGCCATCGTACCGTTCGTTTGTTTGGCCTAAGACCCCAGACGAGGCCCGCCAGGTCCTCTCTGCAATGGGTGAGACCAAGCATGCCGAGCGCGTTGACTCCGCCATCAAGGCAGCAGCCGAGGGCAGCGGTTCAACGGGTGGATTCCTTGTTCCGCCAATGTACGCGCAGGATGCGTTCCAGTACGCGCTGGTTCCTAACATTGTGTTTAGGAATCTGCCTGGCCTGACGACGATGCCTGTGAAGTCAAACCTTGTCTACCTGCCGCGCGAGTCCGCGCGTGCAGGCGGCGCGACGGCCGCAGAGGCTGGCACGCTTACGGCACAGGACGTGACGTTCGCACAGCAGTCTATTACCATCAAGAAGGCCTACGGCTATCGTGTCTTCAGCAATGAGTTGCTCGCCGATGCAGATCCTGCATGGAACGAGTTCATTACGAAGACTTTGATTCGCGACGTGGCCCTTTTTGCTGATCAGCAGCATCTTGAGGGTACTGGTTCGGGTAACGAAATTGTTGGTCTCGCATCCATCAGCGGCACGACTTCTGGCCCTTCATTGGGAACCAACGGTCGCGCACTGACGTTTGACGACCTCTATTCGTCTATCTATAACCTACGCTTGGCCAACGTAGAACCGCAGAGCGCAGCAGGCGCGTGGGTTATGCACCCACGAGTTCTGAATTCGCTCATGCAGTTGAAGGACACAAACAATCAGTACCTGCTTACGGCGGCTCAGGGCTACAACGCCCCGATGGCGCTTGGCGGCGGGTTCGCAACGAGCAATGGCCCACGCGCCATGCTCCTGGGAATCCCTGTCTATGTAAGCACGCAGATTGCAATTAACCGCACCGTGGGTACGAGCAGCGACACGACTAACGTGTACTTGCTTGATGCTTCTAAGGCGGTTCTGCTTGAGCGTCAGGGTATTGAGTTGGCGTTCTCCGATCAGATCGGGTTCGCGACCGACCAGTCCGCGTATCGTGCAACCGCACGTCACGGAATTGCGGCCGTACAGCCAACCGCTGTTGAGGTTATTACGGGTGTTCGCTCGTAATTAACGATTAGCAGGTAGCGCAACAGGCCCAGGAGTTCGCTCCTGGGCCTGTTGCTTTATACTCAACACATGGCAACAGCATATGGTTCCTACGCGGTCCTTTCGGCGGTAAAATCCCGCCTTGGTATTGCGTCGGCCGACACCACGGACGATGCAATTATTCAAACTATTTGCGATCAGGTGAATGGCTACATTGAGTCATACACAGGAACAATTCTGGCCCCAATCGTAGGAACACAAACGCAAAATTACGATGGCTATGATGCCCTCAGCCCACGAGTTTTGTTGCTGCCAAAAGGAGTTCGGAGCATCAGCCGATTGCAAAACGGCGCGTACACAGGCGGACCCCTTTACGACATTCCGTCAACCGATTATTTCTTGCGACCTAATGGCCTAGATTTGCAACCTGGATTCCCTTACACGGAATTGATCATGACCAACGTTCCAACGGCTGGAAACGCATTGCCACGGTTCTGCCCAGGCCTTAGCAACATTGTCATTACTGGACTATTTGGCTGGTTTGATACCCCAGACGAGATCCACGAAGTGGCCGAAGTCATGGCAGTTCGTGCTTGGGCCGCGCGCCAGGCTGGTCAGCAAGACATGATTGGCGACCCGTCCATGGGTGGCGTTCACATTTCGCGTACACTACTCAACAGGGACAAGGAAACTCTTAACCGCTATAAACTCAAGAAGCCAGACGACATCGGCGTTACGCGCTGGTAGGAGGAACTGATGCAGGTTACGCGCGAAACTATTGCAATCAATACCAAGGCAGTTGACCTTGCGTCATGCCTTAAGGTGTTGCTGGCCACGGTGCAGGATTTTGCTGGGCGAGTACAGGGCGCTCACTGGGTAGTAACTGGTGACGACTTTGCTGAGTACCATCGCTTTTTTGGCAAGATTTATGAAGACGTAGCAGGGTCGGTGGATGATCTGGCCGAGAATGTTCGCAAACTTGACCAGAATCCACCCTTCCTGCTGTCTGAGTTGGCCTCTATGTCGGCGCTTTCCGCGCGCGTGGAAGAGACCGACGAACCAGGCGAAACCAATGATGTGGAGACCGATAGCGAAGAGTTGGTCGCGTATCTTGAAAAGGAAAATCGCGAAGTGTTGGCCCAGATCACAACGTGCATTGTTGCTGCGTCAAAGCCAGAATATCAAGGCATTCTAAATTTCTTGGCAGATCGCCAGAACATGCACATGAAGTGGGCATGGCAGTTGAAGGCCAGTATTGAAGTGGAGGAAACCAATGCCGACGAATAAGAAGCCAGTTGCTTGGAACCCAGACGAAGTAATTAATTTGTCAGACGGTGATGCGACGCTCACCCCAGAAATGCAGGCGGAGCGGGACAAGATGGACCTCAAGGGACTCCCAGAACTCCCGCTGACCGAAGAGCAGAAGCGCAAGCGCGCTATGCGTTTCGTGTGGGGACCTGGAGACCTACGCCGAGTTCGCTAAATGGCTGGGGTACTGGCCGTCGCTCGCACAACTAAGTACAGCCCCGACCAGGAACGCGACGACCACGGACGATTCGCTGGCGGTGTATATGGCGGTCAAATTGGTAACCCCAGCGCCACGCGACTATTTCTTGACAAACACAATGTCGCGGTTACCAGCGCAACAAAAGACAGATTGTCCAATGAAAAATATTTAGAAGATGCTAGAAAAAACGCTGTAAGTTGGGCATTACAGGGACATGAAAAAATTAAAGTTTTAGAAGAATCCAACGCCCCCGCATCTGAACGAGAAGCAGTAAATCGCGCAAGAATGGGGGCGGTAGTCATGGCCGACGGATATAGCGCGGTTCAACATACTAATCACTCTTGGCAAACGTTTGAAATTACCGATTCGGCAAGCGGAAGAGTTGCCGCTGCTGGATTTGGAGATTTATACGACGTTGCTGACGGCGGCAAAGCGTTTGGTTTGCGTTATCTTGGAAGCGTTGGAGCAGTTCCAGGCGCTGGTTCTGCAATCATGGCCGAAAGCATGAAATTTGCAGCAGAAAACAATGTTGAGTATAGGATTATTAAACCTTTAGAAGATGCCGTTGATTGGTATAGGGCGTTTGGGTTTGAAGGCGATGACAGAGGATTAATTATGTCGGCAGACAAAGTAAAAGACTGGGTGTCTAAATTTAATTCTGCCGCGAATAAGTCCATTAAATATTCGGAAGACCAGGAACGAGATGATCACGGCCGCTGGACTGGTGGCGGTTCTGCATCATTGTCTACTGATCAAATTACTACCGTAAAAAAGTACGCCATAGACGAGTATCACCGCATCAATGAATCTTTAAGAAATAAAGAAATTGAAGATGCGCAAGTTCGTGCAGGGTTTAGGCCCGAAGTAGAACAACACATTAAAAATTTAGATAACGCAATTGCTTCTCAAGTTCCAACAACAAGTACAACCACGGTATATCGCGGAATTACTGGAGATTTTATTAAAGATTTAAAAGAGGGAGACGTGTTTACCGACAAGGCTTTTTTGTCGGTAAGTGCAGAAAAAAATTCCGCTTATCAATTTGCTGGAATGCTAGACGCATTTTTTAATGGGGAAAAAGCAACTATTAGTATTACCGTTCCAGCAGGCACAAAAATGCTCAACGTAGAAGACGTTTTGAAATCTAATGATGCCGATTGGATTGAACAGGGCGAACAGGAAAGATTGTTGGCGCGCAATACGTCATTAAGAATTGACCGAGTTGGCGAGCCAGATTTTAATCACGCGCGAGAAATTGAAGCGACATTGATTACGTCAAATAAGTCCATAAAGTATTCAGAAGATCAGGAACGGGACGATCATGGCCGCTGGACTGACGGTGGCGGAAGTGGACTTGGAACAAAAGAAGATCCGTTTAAAACGACAAACGTTGAAGCCGCCGCGCGCGCGTTGGGCGAAGGAAAATATGTACAACTAGACTCCGCAGAAAAAGTCTCAACCATGCTAGACAAATTGAACAGCATGGCCAAAGACGCAACCAATGGAACCAAAAAAGTTTACGACTTGTGCAAAGTTAGCGTCCCTGGAACCAACTTATTTTGCGTTGATTCAAAGGGAATTCCGCGCGTTGAAATGCCGCAACTAAAGGGAGTTCCGACTAGCGGAACCCCAGCCGATTCAATGGCAAGAGACGTGCGCGGAGAAGTTGACATTACTAATAAGTTTGTAGATTCCCTTGCAAATAGCGGAATTGGTTTGCAAAAGGATTCTGTTGAGGCCAGTTTCCTTAAGGCAACCCAAAACGAACTTAACGGTGAAAAAGTTGCAGGAATTTTGCAAGCGGCACGCGACGGTAAGTTGGATATGAGCAGTCCATTAATTGTCTCTCGTGACAATTACATTGTTGACGGCCATCATCGTTGGGCGGCACAAGTGGCCCTGGAGTACGACGCCAAAAATCCCCAATTGGATATTCCAATCAACGTTATTAGGGTTGATGCAGACATTATTGACATTTTGAATTCAGCAAAATCATTTTCTGCATCTATGGGAATTCCTCAAGTTGCAGTTAAGTCTATTAAGTATTCAGAAGACCAGGAACGAGATGATCACGGTAGGTTTGCTTCTAACGGCATAACTTCGTTTGAATCCAAGCCGACAGAGGATCAATATTCCAGTTTGGTTTCATACACTTCTGGAAGCGGTTTTATTAACAGCAGGTTGCGAGCAGGGTATAAGCCAGAAGAAATTTCTGAACGAGTTAAGCATTTGGATGATTTAATTGCTTCTCATTCTGTAAACAAAGACACCGTTGTGTACCGTGGTGGGAATTGGAGCGGTTTGCATTTTGATCACAACGTATCTATTGGGCAGCACCTAACCGATAAAGCGTTTTTAAGTACGACAACTGACGGCGGCTATGCCCGAACGTTTATGTTTATGGGCCAACAATCCGATGAAGAAAAAAATTTCATGATGGAAATACACATTCCACAGGGTTCTAATGCCCTTGACGTTGACTCTGCCGAAGAAAGTTACGGAAAAGTAAATTACCTAAGCGAGCATGAAGTTTTGTTGCCAAGAGACACGGTGTTAGAAGTTACAGACGTAAAAGAAGTTCCATTGTTTCCAATGGATTCAAGCCAAACAAAAACTGTAACCAGGATTACGGCAAACGTCATTTCTAATACAACGTCATCTAAATCATTGAAATACAGCGAAGACCAAGAACGGGACGATCACGGTCGGTTTGCTGGAGGAGGCCTATCATCTGGCGCTAAACCGTACGACCCTAAAACCGATGTTCCGCCAAAGGAAGGCGAAAAAATTGGGAGAATTCCTATCGGCCCAGAAACTGCCAAACAACTAGCGGAATCTACGACGACTTGGCGCGGTATTGGCACTGACGGTGCAGTTGCCGCGCTTCGCGATTGGCAAACAGGAACCAGCAGTAAAGAGACTCCAGACGGTGGGCTTTTGGAAACTCATCGTTCTTGGAATCAAGAATTGGCACAGGGAAAATCAATAACCGAATTGCCAAAAGCAGCGCAAACTTTAGATTCGTTAATTAATCAAAACGTGTTGCGAGAAAATACAACGCTATACAGGGGTTCTGCATACCCAATTGACATCAGCCAGGCCGTGGCAATGGATAAATACATTACTGGCATCATGGAATCAAATTTAGACAACGGAAACAGCGAGCCAATCCAAGACATTGGAAAAATTAACATTCCTGGCTTTGCCGAAATTGCCCCTGGGGCCGTAATGACTGATCCAGGATTTTTAAGTACGTCCAGAAGCCAGGATTCGGCATCAGAATTTGCAGCATTGCGAGGCGGACAACTTTCGTCAGACAACACGGTAAACGTTCGCTGGGACATATCAGCACCCGCTGGGTCAAACGCCATAGACCTTGTTGGCTCTGGGCTTGATAATCTAAAAATTAGTGGGGGCGGACCCTTGAGCGGTACTGGCAACCAGGAAGACGAAGTAGTATTGCCAAGAGACACGCATTTAACCGTCAACGCCGTAAAATACGATTCAGATAATTTGCTAATTATTGTTGAAGCAACGGCCAGCAAAGACATGCCGTCCAAGAAATCATTTAAACATCTTCCAGGGCAACACGACCAGGATGATCATGGTAGTTGGGCCACGGGCGGATCGCCAGAATACAAACCTGGAAAATGGACCACGCTAGATAAGTTTGCCGTGCAAAACTTGGATGAAAAAGTTATTTCAGGTGTTGTAGACCATCTAATGAAATTCCCAGCATTTTCTCGTTACGGCCGTTCGGAAGTGTACCGATCAATTAAGAAAGATTATGAAAAATCACGAAACAAGTTTGTTGTTTTGGCCAACGGTAACGTGCAGATACGGCTGCCAGCCAAGCCAGCATTGAGTGACGAAAAGATTGCTGCTATTACGGCGACGGCCGACCGTGCGCTTAGTGTTGCACCAAAGGGGATGGCTGGGGACAACAAATTCCCAATTGAAATTAGTCTTGGTCAGTTAAGCGGTTCAACTATGGGCCGATGGACAGTTTCTCGTTACGGCAGCGCAGACGGTGGAACTGGTGCGGCAGGCGGCATTGTCAACGTCAAGGGAGAAGTGTTTAAGGATTTGTGGGATAAGACGGTGGATGAAGCCATTGCTACGCCAGGATCTGGCCTAGAGCCAAAGTGGCTTACTGAAGCAGGCGAAAAGAGCGGCACAAATATGTTTGACTACGTTGTCACGCATGAAATTGGTCACGCCGTGGCCACATACAACTCTGGCGCATATGATTCCAGCGCCTATTCTGCAAAAATGTTCCGAGACGCAGCGGAATCACTGGGGACGCTACCAACCTATTACACTGGAACAAGCACTATTAGCAATTACGCAAGCGACAGTTTGAGCGAACGGTATGCAGAGCATTTTGCGGCGTATGCTTTTGGCCAATCTGATCCGTTGACGGATTACCTTGCAAAAGAAAGCAACTGGCAGCGAGGGGCAAAGAAATGATGGGATCGTGCGTTCAGCCAATGGATTACACGGAGATTCCGTTTGATTTTCTTGTGAAATTGGCCGAGTTGGACCATTCCGCAATGGACGAAATTGTGCGCAGGATGGAGTCCGACGTTGTGTTGGGCAAATCCAAAATGCTTAAATACAGCGAAGACCAAGAACGCGATGACCACGGTCGGTTTTCTGGTGGCGGAACAAATCCAGCAATGACTAAAAATCAATACGACACCGTGCATGAATACACCAGAGACGGGTATCGTAATCTAAACGAAACTTTGCGAGAAGGAAACCGCGAAGAAGTAAAAGACGCATTAGAATCAGAACAAGTTAAAAATTTAGACGCTTTGATTGCAACACATTCATTGGCAAAAGACACCGTGGTGTACCGAGGAGTCAAACTAAACGACGATCAACGGTGGTCCTATGGAAATTATACGGATTGGAACTATGTCAATGTTGGAGACATTCTCCAAGACGAAGGTTACACGAGCACGGCAAAGTCCTACAGCGAAGCGGAAAAATTCATGTCTTTTGGTGGTCATTTTGGCCAACCAATTATGTTTAAAATTACAGTTCCTGCTGGGTCACCAGCACTAGATGTCAACGCAGCAATGAAAGATTATGAAAGCAAAAATGGTAGTTCTTTGTTTTATCCGTATGAGTCCGAAATTTTGCTTCCAAGACAAACTCGCTTAGAAGTTACAGACAAATCTACTGACGACAATGGCAGATTAGTAATTAACGCCAAAATATCTCCTATTCCATCTAAATCATTGAAATACAGCGAAGACCAGGAACGAGACGATCACGGACGTTTTGCCTCAAATGGTTCATCTCGCCTTAATGAATACGACGGTAAGTTTAAGGCCGCTGGGGGAACAATAGAATCAAAAGTTGTCAAAACTGCACAGGATTCTCGTTCCGAACAGGCAAAGGTAGAACGGCTAAGGCAAAAAGTTATTGATGCATGGTCAGTTGCTGAACAGGGAAGCGAAAAAGAAAAACAACTTCACACGGTAATGCAAGGATATAGAATGATGTCCCATGCATTAGACCCGCAGTCGGATTATTCAAGTAACAGCGCCGTTCTAATTGCAAAAAACGATACTGGAAAAATTGCTGGAGCATTGTCATATTACGCGCCAGAAGATTACCCTCAGTTGACCGTGCAGTTTCTTGGAACCAACCACGAAGTTGCTGGTACTGGAACGGCATTGATGCGTGAAGCCATGCAGGTGGCCCTAGATACCAATAAAACGTTTGCTGTGCTTGATCCCTTAGAAGAGGCTCGCCCATGGTACGAATCGCTTGGTCTTGGGCCAATTATTACAAAATTTGACAGTTTGGGCGGAAGGAAAGAATTGTATGAAGTTCAACCTGACAAGTTAAAAGAAATTTTGGGGACTAAAACCAAGTCGCTTAAATATTCAGAGGACCAGGAGCGAGACGATCACGGACGATTTGCATCTGGTAGTTCATCAAGTCAATTCACCGATGACGAACAAGGGGCTATTTCAACTTACACCGACCAGGACGGGTATTCCCTTGTCAATAGGTACATGCGTGGCGATTTAGACAAGGAAGCAAACGGAAATAATTGGATTGGCAAGACGGCTCAAGATTTGCAATCGGCCATTGATAAGGCTCCACGGACCGACCGTAACCTTGTGTTGTACAGGGGAGTTTCTTCACATAGGTTTGGTCAATTAAGAAAGGGAGACGTATTTACGGACGACGGTTTTTCGTCATTTAGCAAAGACTCAGGAATTGCCAGCGAGTTTGCAACAGGTGAAGCAATTTCTGCAAGGAGAAGCGGTTTGATGTTTGAACTAGAACTTCCAGCGGGATCAAAAGCATTAGACGTTAGCGCCAATGGCGGAAGTCAAAATGAAAAAGAAATGTTGCTGCCTAGCGGCAGTACATTTGAAGTAATGTCTGACCCAGAAACTGTAGACATTAGCAATGAGGAAAATGATTTTAACAATGCAATGCCGCTAGTTCAGATACGACTTGTTCCGCCAACCAAGTCTTTTAAGTACAGCGAAGATCAGGAACGAGACGATCACGGTCGGTTTGCCGCTGGCCCTGGAACGGCCGATGCCAGAGCATCAATTACGCACACGAGAGAAGAGGGCGGGGCAACCATCCCAGTATCACAGGGTGAGGGTGGCCGACTTTCAACTCATCTTGCCGAGCAGCCGACAAAAGGTTTTGCCGTGGCCACGGGCATTGCTGGCCATATCGTCCCAGAAAAGGATTTTTTTGACCGTACTAAGGGGGTGGCATTGATTGATAAGTTCCTGGCTGATAACGCTTCTCACTTTGCCAATGCAGCCAATCATCTTGGCCTTTGGTGGAATAAGGAAGATGGTAAGGTGTACCTAGACATCACGGAAGTGTTTGACGAGTCTAAGCGCGCAGAGGCAATTTCTGCGGGCCAGAACCGTAACCAAATTTCCATTTGGGACATTCGCAATAAGGAAGAGATTCCGACAGGAGGAACAGGTGAACTTGCCAACGCAAAAGCCACAGGCCGTACTGAAGGTTCCCGATATTTCAAAGTTGTCTCCAGAGGAGCGAAAGAAAGTCGCAGAATCGCTATACGACGCAATGGTTAAGAGCGCCAAGGACAAAAAGTAATGACGTTCCTGGACTCCAGCGTTGCCTCTGCTATCGCTGCAAGGGTCGCCACGGTAAGCGTGGCATCTAGCGTGGCCGCCATTCGCGGAGCGACGGCCGCGCCTCCAGACAAATTGGCTGTTTTGCCATATGCCGTAGTGCTTCCCAGTTCAGATCGGGTTGAACACTACGCTTCGGCCAGAAAGATTGTGTGCTATTTCACCGTCAGGTTGTACTTGGGAAGCCCCCAGGACTTTGCCCGACGATTCCCAGCCCTCCACACTTATCGCACCGCACTTCGCGACATCTTTGTTGGCGATGTGACTCTTGGCGGTCTGGTAGACTTGGCGTCAGTTGAATCAACCCGTATTGGAGCGGATTCCTACGCGGGAGATGACTATGTGACAGTGGAAGCCACCGTCACTTGTGTGAAAGGGGAAAGCCTTGACTACCACGCTTAAGGGTGAAGAGAAAAAGACGATTACCGTTGTCCTGGCAAAGCCATTGGCCGACGGCGAGTTTATTCCTGGCGTACATGCCGACGGAAACCCATCCGAATTGGATCGGGTGTATGCTGCACCGTACCTAAGCGCGGGGCTTATTAAAGAGTTCGTGGCAACCGAAGCGCCGCGATCCGTAAAGGCCGCTTCGGAAACAGAGGAGTAAGAAATGCCAGCAGCATCAGCAGGTAGCGTCCTATTTACCAAGGCCGTTGCATTTGGTGAAACTACTTATGGCACAACGCCAACCATGACTTCAGGCGGTCGCCGCCTTGCTATTTCCCCAACGGGAATTCTTACCCCAGGAACCAACATTGAACTTGGCGAAAGCCGAGCAGTTGCATTGCGCAACCCAATTCTTTCGTCAACCAACGTAGTTGTCTCCCAGGAGCCGACTGTTGCGCTTGATGCCCCAAGCCTTTCTCTTGAAGATTGGGTGTTTTACCTCCAGGGACTTAAGGCAGTAACCCCGACAGGCACTGGCCCATATGTTTGGTCATATGACGTAAGCATGACGGCAACCAATTCGCCAAAGTCATATTCACTGGTTGTCACTGACGGTGTAAACCAGTTCCTTACGAACTACACGATGCTTAATACCCTCAATCTTTCGGCAGATCGCAGCGGACTTACAACGGCACGAGCAGAATTCTTTGCGCAATCCCTTGCTAAGGACACCACGACGCTGGCAGACACGGTGGCCTCTGCCGTTACTTACCTTCCTGGGCGACTGTGGAAGCCTTACTTTCACACGTCATTCCCAGCAGTAACCGATGGAACTGCCTATACCTATTTGCTTGATTGGTCGCTTGACATTACGACGGGCAATGCGCGACAGGCATATCAGAACGGCACGCTCACGATGTCAACGCACGCAGAATCTGAGCCATTTAAGGGCCAGATTCAGATGACCGTTAGCGGCAACGCTTCGGCAATCAGCACGCTGTATGACGCGTACCAGGCAGCCACGACCAAGTACATGCGCCTTGAGTGGACCAACGGCCTAAGCAGCACGGCACTTCGCAGCGCCAACATCTGCCTTGCGTTCATCCCAACGGATGTAACTCCAATTGCAAATGCGGAAGACGGCCTCACGACCGTCACTGTGCAGGGGCAATTGGTTACGGATGTAACGTCATCCAAGACGTTGCTCATTGAGTTGAAGAACGGCCTGGCCACAGCGCCGTAATAGTAGATAGGAGGGCATAATGACCGACGAGACAGTCCAGTCCGCGCCAGAAACTGTTGCCGCTGAGGAAAAGCCAAAGCCGCTACAGATCACGAAGGAAATTGCTTTGCGCGCACCGTTTGATGGCTGGAAGGCCATCATGCAGGTACGACGAGTTCCTGGTCGCGTATTGATTGACCTTCAGTCGCCATCGTTTGATAAGCAGTTGGGAACTATTGCCAAATTGGTAAAAAGCCACAACTTCACCGACCCAGAAACGGGCGAGCGATATGAGGATGTACTAGATGCGCCACTTGAGGCGCTCACCATGCTCATGGAACTATGGGGAGAAGCGGTAAGCAGCATCCCCCCTATGTGAGGACGGCGGCGGCCCGCATGAGCGTGGGCCACAAAGCCGTCCCGCCGCCAGAAATCATGATGTACATGGTCGCCAAAGAGTTTGGCATTCCACCGTGGAAATTGTTAGACGAAGACGCGGCAGACATTTTGACCACATACGCTATCCTTGCTGAGTTGCAACCAAAGCCGCAGTCAAGGGGAAATAAGAGTGGCATTTAATCTGTTCGGGTCAAACAAAGCCATTTCCCTGAGCATCAATGACGACGTACTCAACGCAATTGACCGAATCCGATTGTCTATGGCCGCTGGTTTTGACGACAAGGTTATGGATCAGTTGCTGAACTATGCCGAACTAGAAGGCGCTATGTACTTGGAGCCGTACATGAAGGCGGCAGCGCCAGTTGGTAAAAGCCAAGAGGGAGACCCCCACCCAGGGCGATTGGCTAACTCCATTGTGTCGCGTGTTGGTAAGTACAACAGGCCGTCGGCCATTGTTGGTATCTACCCAGGCAGAAACCGAGATGACGAAACTGGCGCGTACTACGGGCGCGCGGTTGTATCTGGAACAGGAACTCAATGGTCCAAAAAGGGAGCAGTGCAGGCCAGGGCGGCGTTGCGCGCACGGTGGAAGGCTCAAGATAAGCGCCTTGGAATGACGTTTAATAACGCAACCAAAAAGCGCCAGGCCGCTGTCTACCGCTCACGGCTAGAGGCCCTGGGATTGCTGGATACCTACGAACATAAGGCGTTGCCATCGCGTCCGTTCATTCGCAATGCGGCCAAAGATCACCGTCGCGAAGTTATTGATGTAGTCAAAGGTACGCTCATTGACCTGATTAATGACAAGGCCGCACGGTCCATTGTGGGAGCAATTCCAGTTACGGCCAAAGGCGACCGCAAATTGATAAAATCACAGCAACAGTACGCCAAGCGCGTTTCCGCTGGCTACCCAGTATTCCCAGGGGAGTAAAACATGTCTGAACAGATGAACCTTCAGATCACGGCGCAGAATCATGCGAGCCGTGCCATTAAGGATGTTTCTCGCGACCTGGGCGGACTTCGCGGTGCATCCCAGTCTGCTGGCCTTAAGTTAAAGGCAGCGTTTGTTGGCGCTGGTCTTGCCATTGCGGCCACGGTTCGCTTTATTGAAAGCGCAACAAAGGCCGCAATGGAAGAGGAGAACATCAATAAGCGTTTGATTGGTGTTCTCAAGAGCCGAAAAATGGCAACTGAAGCGTCCACGGACGCCATTGCAAAACAAGTTGAAGCAGGAAAGAAACTTGCATTCTCCAGTGATGAAATCAAGTCCAGCCTGGCTGGAATCATTCCGTTTGCAAAAGACACGACTGAGGCGATCAACATTCAAAAGGCCGCCATGGAAGTGGCCGCAGCGCAACACATTAGCCTGTCAAAGGCCTCAACCATTGTGTCCAGGGCATTTATTGGCCAGGGGAAATCCCTGGCCAAGTTGGGCATTCAGACAACCAACACGCACACCGTCACGCAGCGCGTTTTGGTGGCAAACCAGAAGTGGGGAGCGTCATATAAAAACGTAACTAAGCAGGTTAAGGAAGTTGCTAAGGGCCAGACCGTTCTGGATATGATCATGAAAAAGTACGGCGGCACGGCGGCCAACGCTGCCGAAAGCGTAGAAAACCAATTTAAAATCTTTACAAACACGGTGTCGGACCTAAAACAAGAGTTTGGCCGAGCGTTTCTTCCTATCGCGTTAAAAATTGCGCAAACGCTAAATAAAGATATTCTTCCGCAACTCAAGCCAGTAATTACTGGCGTAGCGGACTTCATTACAAAAAACATTCCTAAGTTCCTGGCGGATGTGGACCCAATCATTCAAAAGATTGCTGGCCCTAACGGTCTATTGGCTGGATTTATGGCCATGGCTTCGGCGGTTTGGGGAACCAACGGTGAAGGGCCGCTTGGTAAGGCCGTTGCTGGTCTTGGTCAATTGCTTGAAACGGTACTTACGACGGCACAGCAAATTATCGCGACCATTACGGGAACGCCAATGCCGTCAACGTTTACCGATACGTTCCACCAGTTTGGTAGCAGAAACCCAGCATTTGCTCCAACGCAGGACCGCATGCAAAACGGCGGAATTAACCTAGGGGGAATTCCTCTTATTGGCGGGCTACTAAAAGGTGCTGGCGCTAACGTAAATCAAATGGGCGTGGCTGGCGCTGCCACCGCAGTTGGCGGCGGCGCGCTTGTTTCCAAATTGCTGTTTAGGAAAATTCCAGGCCTTTCAATGCTTGCGTCACTTGGTCTTGGCGGTTACATGATGGGCAACAGCGGATCAAACTCAACGCCGATGGAGGCGCTCAGTGCATTTGCTGGCGGAGCGGGTACGCTTCAGGCCTTGAGTTTCTTTGGCGGTATGCGTGGCGGCGGGGGCGGTTCTGCAACTCCGCACATGGGCGCTGCACCGTCAAAGCCAGGCATGTTTGGCAAATTTAAAAATGCCCTAATCCCTTCGTTCCTCCGATCCAACACGGCCCCTGGTGCTGCCGCAATGGGTGGCGCGGGAGCAGTCACCATGAGTGCTGGAACGGTCTACATCAACGCGCAGTCGGTTTCTGGAATGGGTGGCGGATTGCCTGGCATGGGCGCGCTTCAGGGTCCGCCAGTTCCCGAAGGCCTTACCACGGGAGGGAAAGGAATTTTTGGTCGCATCTCCGCCAAACTTGGTGGATGGAAGAGCGCGGTTACTGGAACGAGCGAGTTTGGCAAACTTAAATCGGCCGCATCTTTTGGCGCAGAAATGTTTGGACTTCAAAACGCTGGCGCTGGTTTCAAGATGGTGGGGAATGGAATCAAGGGAGTTGGGTCAAAGGCGCTTGGTGGGGTTGCAAGCGTTGGCACAAAGATTGCCGAGTCTGGGGTAGGAAAAGTTGTAACCAGTGGGGCATCGTTGCTTGGTCGCGGCGCTGGCGGCGTGGCAAAAGGATTAGGGACCGCTGGGAAGTTTGCATCTAAAGGGATCAGCGCCCTGGGCGCAGGCATGCCAATTATCGGCGGAGTTCTGGCTGGGGCCAGTGCGCTTGCAGAAGGCAACGGAATCGGTCAGGCAATCGGCAAGGGAGTCGGCAACGCTGCTGGTACGGCCATTGGCGCTGGTCTTCTATCCTGGATTCCAGTTGCTGGCCCATTGCTTGGCGGCATGATCGGTGGGGCTATTGGGGAATCCATCGGCGGAGCAATTGGTGAAGCCGTTGACGGCATTGGCCAAAACGGAACGGCAGCGGTAAGCGCGCAATCCAAGGCTAAATACGGAGAAGCGGGTTCATATCAGTACGCCATTGGACAAATGTATTCCAGCACGGCGCTCAATGGCGGCCAGGCCCCGCAAATCACCATTAACCTCAATGACAAGCCAATTAATGATTCCATTGAGAAAGTCATTGCTAAGTTGCCTGGTCGCGGCGGAAGCAGGACGTTGCAGTAATGGCAGTTCCGTATCTTTTGTTTGTTGAAGGAATTTCTGGCGCTGGCGTAGTGGACCCTAATGCCACGGTGCTTTCTGGCCCTGCTGGCGTTGGAACAGCCAGGGACCTTATTGCATTGCCGACAGGCACGCAGCAAAATGTTCCGCGCGTTAACTTGGAAACATTTTCCATGACAACATCAGGATCTGGCGGATCTGGCACGGTGGCATTTACTATTTTTCAACCAGATGTCACATCAACATTTACGGTTACCAACGTCACGGCAAGCGCAGGCGTAGTTACATACACGGCGGCAAATACGCTTTCTGCTGGTTCAGTTGTCAGCATTACTGGCGTAACTCCAACGGCGTATAACTTGACAAACGCAGTAGTCGCAACGGCATCGTCCACCCAATTTACTGTCTCAAATTCAGCAACGGGCGCTTACACAAGTGGTGGCACGGTGTCTATTGTGCCGTTCTACATGACCATGGCCGACAATGCGCCTATTCGGTTTTATGACACCAGGTACAACGCAACGCAGCCAGTTGCTCTTGCGTATGTCACCCAAGTTCAGGCCACCATGCGCGCGCTTGGTGTTGAAGTGCAAATCACGGGCGCAGATCCAATTAATTGGCTGGATAAAATCCTGGTACGAAAAGGGAAAATTGGATCAAGTTCCCAGCAACCTGTTGGAACAATTCAGTTGTCCAGCACGGCAAAAGCAAGCGACAAAGCCACGCTAAACGAAATCCTTTATTACGTTGACCGTCAAAGTTCCGCAGCAACCAGAAAAATCCTTGACACTTCGGCCATATCTGGATCTGGAAAAACGGCCACACGGTCTATCTACGCTTCTGGATACTCAGGCGTAGACATCAAAAAGCAAGTAGACAAAATTCCAGTGGGGACAGTGCGTTCCGCTTTGGACACGATTAGCGAAGCCGCAGGCGGAGTAGATACTATTACGAGAAAGTATTGGGTTGATGCCAACGGTCGCATCAACTATGTGCAGCGAACGGCCCCTAAATTGGCGGGTACTGCCACGGCCAATGCCCCATTTGAAATTGTTACGGTGGCAAGCCAGGCCAACCCGACAGGATCTAACGGCACAACCACGAGCAAGATTTTGGCTACGGACATTCGCGTGCAATATGACCACGAGCAAACCATTAAACGAGTCTTTACACGGTGCGGGGATTTTGATTCGTCTCTGGATGCCACGGCCCCAGATCCATATGTGCGCACATACAACGCAGCGTCACCGTCACCAGCATTGTCTACGCGGCTTGGGCCAGTTCCAGAAGCCCTGGTTGATTTGCCGCAGGTAAAGGGACTAAGTAACGCAACCCGCGATGACAACATTACGAAGTTTTCTACTAGCCTGTTGCAAATCCGTTCTCAACCGCTTCGCAGTGTTCGGCTGACTATTCTGGGCGCAAATCTGACTCAGGTGTCTAACCCAGCACACGATTTTGGTTACACGCAGGGTTATTATCAGTCTGGAACTGGACCAGTGACATACGCATTGTCCAAGGCGTTTTTGCCTGATCAGTGGATTAAAGTAACGGCCCCAGCCCTTGGAATTAATGACATTTTGCGCATTGAAGCCGTAACGTGGTCATTTGCCAAAGGCACAACGGAGGCGACGTTAGAAATTGAGTGCGATTGGCGACGAAAAAGTTTTGTTGAAAGGATTGGGTAATGCCAAAAACTCTTGGGTCTGACGACGGCGCTTTTCAGTCATTTAAGGGCGACATTATTTCCGACAGCGACGGCCCGTTGCTATCTACGCAATCTATTGGATCTACGGCTTACGCCATTGGTTCGTCACTGTCGGCAGGTATTTATACGGGCGTGCAAAACGGCACATTTGCCGACGGTCCCCAGGACCCCGATTCGGCCATCAGCGATGCAGACAACCCGTTGCCGTATTACGGCATTACTTCCAACTACGCCACGTTTACCGTTACTAACGTAAGCGGCACGGGTACAACCGTTACCTACACATGCACAAACACTTTGGCGGCTGGACAAATTGTCACAATTACAGGCGTCACGCCAACCGCGTACAACCTGACAGGCGTCACGGTGGCAACGGCAAGCGGTACGCAATTTACGGTCACCAATGCGGCTACGGGCGCATACGTTAGCGGCGGAATAGTTAGCCCAACGCAAATAACAGCATCAATTGTGGCCGACGCAACCGTGGCGTCTGGAGCCAAACTTCGTTTCTCTATTCCCGCTGGAACGGGAGTCGGACAGTATTTGTATTTCAATCGCTATGTATCTGTTCCAGGCAGTGTGGCCAGAACATTTACTTATCAACCACGAGTTGCATGGAAAACCACAAGTTCAACAGCGCAAGTTGTGGCCACCATTTTTAGCCAGTTTTATCAAACCGATATTGCGACGACAACAGGAACTTCTGCCTCAAATAGCCCAACGCTTGCCACAATTGCGGCTACGGCTGGTGGAGTTTATGAAACACAGGTAAACCCAAATGTGACGGGAGCAGTCACGGCGGACGCCGCTTTTGTGCTAATTCGTTTTGGCGTATCAGTTTCAACCTTAACAACGGCAGCATGGAGCGTTGACGCTCATGAAGTTCGCATTGACCGTAACGGAATCCAAACGGTGTTTACGGACCAGGTAGTTCCAGATTCTTACGGGTATGGCGTCATCTATTTGAATAATGGCGTGCTGTGGATTAGCGCCAACGAAACTGGCCCAAGTGGCTCAAAGCCAAAAATGTATTTGTCTGGAGCGTCAGGGGTAATTAGCATTCAGCCGAGCGGCTCTGACGTAATCTTGCAAGACACCAACGCGAGCAACGGCACTAACCCACGATTGTTATTTCAAGACCGTACAGGAACGTACTACGCTGGCTTGAAGTCAGGCGCAGCAGGAGTTATGCAGGTACTTAGCGGTAACGCCACCACAACATATGGACAATTGTGGGCCGCTCGTATTTACCCAATGAACGGCGCGACGGCAAGCCGATATATCTACGACGATGGAACCAACACGCGTTTTACTGGTCCGATTTATGGCAACAGCACGGTGTACGGTGCAACGGGCGTGCAGTCAGGTACGACGTTAACTTCGGGAACCAACATTTTGTGCGGTGGCGTCATTCTTGATGACACCCCAACTGGTACAACGGCCACAACGAACGCTGCCATCTGGGTATTGATTAGCGGTACTAACTATGAATTGCGCCGAAACACATCATCCGCACGGTACAAAACAAGCATTGTTGATGCCGATGAGGCAGTGCTGGAGGCCGCAAAAAAGATTAAGCCACGACATTACGAAAGCACGATTCCAGAGGAGGCAGGCACAACGCGACTAGGATTTATCGCAGAAGAGGTTGAAGCCGCTGGCCTTACGCATGCAGTTGGCTATGACGGCGAAGGCCGAGTAGATACAATTGATCCGACCGCGCTAATTGCCGCTCTTTATGCGCGCGTTAATGAACTTGAAGAGCGATTAGCCGCCCTGGAGTCACGATGACGCGCAGCGATGTAGACGCAATTATTGCCCGCCTGGATTCCCAGTCAATGAAAATTGACAAACTCCAGTCAGAAATTGATCAGATGAAGGGCGGCCTCACGGTGCTTAAGGCCATTGGGGCGTTTCTTGGCGTTGGAGGGATAGGCGCAATCCTGGCGTGGCTTCAGTCCCAGGGCAAGTAATGCGCAGTACGCTCTTTCCGCTTATGTCCGCGCTCCTTTTAATGAGTTCGGTTGTGGCTGTACGCGCCGAACCAGAAACGCATTCGGTAACGGTGGGTCACACCATGGATTTTTTTGTAGTGGTTGATTCAGAGATTACATTTACGGCCGAAACTGATTTGTGTCCAGACACTGACGGTTACTGGTGTCCATCTCCGCCATTTCAAGACAGCGTGTTGTGGGTATATAACGACCAAGGCGAATTGCTTGCCGTCAACGATGATGATCCACGACGTAGCGGTCAATCGTGGAATTCGTTTATTGAAATTGTTTTGCAGCCAGGCGTGTACCGATTGCGAGCAGGAAAATTTGGCCCATGCACGGACCAAGGTTGCTTGCACCCAGAAGAGCCGTTTGATGAAGGCCATCAGTACCAGTTGATTACAAATTTGCCGTTAATACTGGACCCCAACCCGCCCGTGTTGAACCCATCACCAATCCCTTCGGATTTGCCAACGGTAGAGCCATCGCCTACCGAAACACCGACTCCAACACCAACAGATACCCCAACGGCAACGCCAGAGCCAAGTCAAACCGTGGAACCAACCCCTACCCCGACTCTGACACCTACGCCTACACCTACCCCGACACCTACTCCGACACCTACTCCGACACCGACCCCAACAGCAACCCCAACCCCGACACCTACGCCGAGTGCAACAGACACTTCAATACCTACTCCAGAGCCGTATGTGGCCCCAGAATTTTTGGGCATTGAGTTGCCCAACCCAATCCATGCCGTAGACCAGGCGGTTTCGGCCATTACCTCATTGGGTAAAGATCTCAGCCCAGAACAAAAGAAAGAGGCAGCGCGTACAATTGTTCCCGCAATCGTTATTACACAAGTTGCTCAAGCCGCAGCCGCAGTTGCGGCAGCGCGCGGTAACGGTCCAACACCGTCAAATGGAGGCGGAAAGGTAAATCGGAATGAAGCAAAAAATCGTAGACGCAATTCTTGACGCATCGTCATCTGCCTGGACGTGGCTAGGCATGGCCGTTGCCTGGGCCGTAACTCCTGACGGTGCAACTAAAGACAGCATTGGCGGCGCTATCCTGGTTTTGTTGGCCATCTGGCTGTTGACTGGGCCGCTCCGATGGGGGAGGAATTCATGACCGCAACGGATCACATTGAAGAGTTGCACGCTCAGGGTTGGACGCGCGTAGATACGGCCCCCGATGAGTGGGTTGCCGTTGTGCCAAATGAAAACAATACGGCCTTTGGCGGAACGCTTTGGAAGCGCGCAGCCGACGGAAACGAGTATGCGGAAGGGGTTACCGACGGACATCCAGTCAGCGCGGCGTTGGATTTTGAGGCAGCGGGTAGGGCTATAGCCGTCTTGATCAAAAAGGAAAATGAAAAGTGAAATACAAAGTTAAGTCACAACTCTATGCCGACGCGGAAGCCCGACTCAAGGGGACCGCGCAAATTTTGGACGATTGCTCCTGGTCATCGGCAGCCGCCGCAGTTTCATGGGCAAGCGGGTATGAAGTTGATTATTCGGCGGCCGACGGTGTGGCGGCGTTTGAAAAAGCAACAGGCAGAAAAGATAAGCAAGGGGTCAGTGATGCTGGCGGATCATTGGCAGAAATTGCCAAAACCGTAGCGGTGTTGGGCGGACATGCACGGTATGCCAAGAGTTGGGACGATGCGATGCAGGCCGCCAAGGCTGGCGCTGCATTGTGCGTATGGGTTCAACAGCCAATTGGCTACCCCGCTGGAGTTCATATCAGCAAATGGCACGACGGTTGGGCGAAGTGGTGGGCCAAGAAAGACCCAGCCCATTTGAAGGCTGGCTACGGCCACATGACGAGCGCGGGCTGGTGCGCCGATCACGGCTGGCAGTGGGCTTGCCCAACGCGAGACGAAAAAAATCCATCCGAGCAATACGCAGTTGCCGTTACGGAAGCCCAGTTGCGCCAGATTGCCAACAGCAAGGTCAAGGCTGGCAAAGTCTCCGACGACTACAAATGTTTGCTCATTGTTACCTACGCCAAAAAGGCCGCAGGCGACTCAGGGGCGGGTTCGGCGAGCGTGCCTGTGAGCGCGCCGACCGTAAGTGGGGTGCAAACCCCCACCCCGCCCGCCTCAAACACCCCGATTTCCGCCACGGAGAGCGCCGTTACGGCGAAAGAGGCGGCTAGACCAGTAGAAATTGACCCAGCCCTTCAGAAGGCCGTTTCTGGCCTTGAGCAGGTTGACTGGGCAGAAAAGGCGGGCGAAGCCGCCAAGGCCATTGGGCAAGCAGTTGAATCAACGAAAGGACAAAGTGGAATGAGTCGCATTGTTGGAGTAATCAAGGCCATTAAAGACAGCACGGGACTGGATGAGGCCCTGCTAGAAGCGGCCAGGGTGTTCCTTAGTACCTGCATTGCAATGATGTTGGCAACTGGTTCACCGTTGCTGGATATGAGTTCAGGGGATTTTAAGGTTGTGATTTCGGGAGGGTTGGCCGCAGCGTTAAACGTGGTGGTACGCTTCCTCAATCCGAATGATTCTCAGTTCGGCGTAAAGAAAGCAGGAAATTAAATGGCGTTTGTTACATCGTCAAGGCCGTCGGTTACAACGGCAGCAAGTCTTTTGGTGGCCGCTGATTCTGATGGTTGCCGCGTATGGATTCACAACCCGAATGCGACTGCGTGCATCATTGGCGGAAGCGATGTCACCGCAACAACTGGGCTAGGTTTGGACTCAGCAGCGGGGCCAACAGAATTTATTCTTCCGCCCCTGGCGGAGTTGTGGGGTATTGTTGCCGTGACCACAATTACGGTTCAGTTGCTGGTAATAGGCAATCGCTAATTAAGCAGTACAAGGGAGGCAATACATGACAAACGAGTTGGACGTTATGCGCGCGCTTTCGGCCGTTGTGCGGTCAAAGTGCTGGAGGCAAAAGTTGACGGATCAGGAATTGGCCGCCACGGTTGATGAGGCCCTGGGACACGGGGACATTACCGCGACGGCCATTTCTATTTACCTAAAACAAAAAGGTGTCAACGTTGGCCAAGCCGTTGTCGCAAGACATCGGAGAAAGAATTGTGGGTGCTACGAATGACGGAGCGACTAAAAGATTTGTTGGCGCTTCAGCAACAGATGGATGCGCGGTCGCCAAAACGAAAGCATCCAGAAGGGTGGGAACCAGGAATGGTTCTCAACGGCAGCAGCGGCCAGATAACCGCTAGATCGTTTACTCAGGAACCAGACTGGTCGCTAGTGTTAACGGAACTGGGATTAGACCCAAACATTTACGACGTGGCCAAAGACACGGTAAGCGTGCGCTCGTGGGACACCCCGACAGCAGAGGGACTCCAACGGGCGTTTTATTTTCGCGCAGATGTCAGTTTAAAAAAGGCTGGCTCTGGAGTTGATGAAGCCCTGGAGCGCATGGTCAAGCGACGCAAGCCAAAAGCGTTGCCAGACACGCCAGGCGAATCCATGCTCACGGTGGTGCTGGGCGATTTGCAGATTGGCAAAGAAGGCACGGCAGCGACCATTGATCGTTTCAGCGTTGCGATGGCGCAAGTTGAAGAGCGATGGTCAGAGTTGCGCCGACAAGGGCGACCGCTTGGCGGCCTACTTGTCACATGCCTTGGCGACTTGGTTGAGCAGGTTGCTGGACATTACGCCAACCAGGCATTCACGGCCGAATTGGATCACGGTCAGCAGGTGCGAGTCATGCGGCGACTTCTTGTTGAAGCCTTAGTGCGATGGAGCAAATTGCCAGGCCTGGGTTCTATTGTGGTTGCCGCAGTTCCAGGCAACCACGGCGAGCAGCGCCCAGTCATAACTGGCCCAACCGACAACGATGATCTGGCAATTGTAGAAATGGCGGCTGACATTCTTGGAGCGAATCCAGAAGCGTTTGGACATGTGAAGTTTGTAATTGCGCAAGGCCTAACGCAAACGATTCAACCAATTACTGACGGCCCGATTATTGGTATGGCTCACGGGCATCAGTCAGGTTCTGGCGCAACGCCAGCAGCCCGCGTGCAGAAATGGTGGAGCGGTCAAGCCCTTGGTCAGACCGCAATCGGCGATGCCGATATTTTGTTGACGGGCCACTACCATTCGTTCCAGTTGGCAACAGTTGGCCGACGAACATGGATGCAATGCCCAGCGTTGGACTCTGGTTCTCAATGGTTCACTGAACGCTACGGCATAGGCGACTCACCGTCAGGCGTGTTGACGTTTGTCTTGACAAAAAAGGGTTGGGAAGACCTTGCAGTGTTGAGTTGTCAGGAATAGCAAAAACCCTTGTCAAGCCCCTATTTTTTGTGCGTGATGATTTCAAACTCCACGCTCAACAAATAAAAAACGCAAAAACCCGTTTGATATAATTGTCGTAGACCGAAAGGGTAAGAGGACCAACAAGTCCGCCCAGGTCATGGAGGTATCAGGATGAAGGCTCCTGAAACTAACGGTTGGGCCGCCGCGATGGCAGCCCTTCGTGAGCAGATGCAACCCATCTGCCCAAACAATAGTCGGCACGGCGCGGCCCTGCCCGACGCCAAGGGCGCGGTGCGATGCGCCACCTGTTCGGCCCAGCGCGGCCGCCACGCGCGGAGGTGGGCGTAATGGCGGGGGGTGACAGCCCCCGCGCCGAGTACCGCATTGGCAAGGTGTTCTATGACGATCATGTCTACCGCGAATGCGGCCAGACTGGGGAAGTCATTGAGGAACTTAAAAGCCAGTATGTGGTTTCGCTAGATCTTGAGGCGCTCAACGATCTAGTGAGCGATGCCTCTTACTACGCCAGCGCCAACGGATTTATCCCTGGCCTAGGAAACCTGCACGCGGCAGCCAGGCGGACGCTTAAGGCCCTAAGAAAGCAAGGGCCACCGTCGGGATATCGGTTCAAGGAATCTAGCAACGGGATTGTGACGGTCTGGCCCAAGTAATGGGGGGTTGACGCGGGTTATCCCCTGGCTGTAGGGTTGTCTCAGCCAGGGGATGTATCCCAGGCCCAGGAAGGAAGGAAGGCACACATGGCCGCAGGAATGATGGAAGGCTACGACTGTTGCGCTCTTGGCGTTACGCGCCAGGAGTCTCCTTGTTCATGTGAGCGCGGCCACGCGCTTTTGCATGAATTCCAAGAGCAAGTGAAGGTGTCATATACGCACGCCAAGCAATGGCTAAATGACCGCGTTGCGGAAGCGCACGCGGCGCAAGCAATTGCCGACAAAGCCGTAGCGCAACGTAAGCAGGCGCAGGCGGAAGCCGCGCATGCGGCCAAATGGGCCAAACGCTACGCGGCGGGATACGTTGAGTGCGTTCGCTGTGGCGGCACGGGCAGTTACGGTCACTGGGGCGAATGCTACCGATGCCGTGGCACGCAGGTAGATCCAAAACGAAAAGCAAAGAAGGGAGGTAAAGCATGAAAGAATTTACGTGCGTAGATCGCGATGAGTTTGGTCCGACGCTGGGAAAGCGCGGCAAGATTGCCCGCATTGACTACGACGCGGCAACGATTGCCATGGAGTCTGGTCAGATTGTGGCGATTGAGGCTGAAAGCAAGGAGGAGGCGCGCCGCATTCGGGCAACTGCAATTGACGCGCTGAAAAAGCGATTCCCTAACGGCGTTAAGACAAGAATTGCCGTGGTAAACGGAAAGTGGAGCGCGCTGTTTGGCGCGAAGGAGGCTTAATGTTGAAGTCACAGCGAACCTGGAAGGAACTGAAGCAGTACGAGAAAAAGCAACAGGACGCCGCGCGGGCCGAGGAGCGGTTTTACTTGACGGTGTTTGCCTTGTTTGCGGTTCTCTTTGTTGTAGCACTGGTAAGGGGGTTCTAATGGACATCATTACGTCAGTTCGCAAGCCGACCGAGTTGGAAATTAGAGCAGCCAAATTGCGCAAGCAAAAGCATGACCGAACGGTAGTCGGGTTTCTGGCCCTGGGGTTAATTGTTTTGGCTATTGCGTTCGGGAGGCTGTAATGCCAAAAAGGAAGGCAACAAAGTTAGGCAAATTCCGACGGATCACGACCCTGGGCAACCAGGTGTATTGGTTGGCGGATGACGGCGAAGGCCCAGTGTTTGCACGGTGGGATGGCCCAGGCCAGCCTCTGATGTTTTCTCTTGGCTCATCGTTTTACAACGCGCAATCGTCAGCAGAAATGAACGTATTGGCTACCGAGTCTGACGTTGAAAATGTTCTGCTGTTCATTGAGAAGGAGGCGGACCATGAGTCTAAGCAAGCCCAGTAAGGCGATTGATCCAGGCCGCAAGGGGTTAAGCAAGTCAACCATTACTGCCGCAGATTGGTGCGGCCGTAAGGCCGTGTACCTGGAGCAAGTGCGCGACAAGGAAGGCCGCAGAGTGCATGCGGCCATGCCAGAACGCGTGCATTTTGGCTCCGCCGTAGACGATGCTACGCAGTCCCTCATGGTTTGGTACGACACGGATCAGCGGTTGCGCATGGAGGAAATTTCCATTGCCGCGCGCAACGGTGTGGAGTCGGTAAAGGGAAAAGAATTTACCGACACCGTAGATTGGGCAGCATTTGAGGAGGAAGTGGAGTTGGCCACGGCGCTGTTTGCCGAATGGCTGGTGACAAAAGCCGCCCAAGTGTTGCCGATGGGACTGGGCCTGGTTACGCAAGGGATTAACGGCGAAAGTTTGTCAGTCAAGTTGCCAGGCGCTGGGCTTGTGATCGGAACACCCGATGCAATCTTTGCGCCATTTTCAGATCACGCGGTGATTCTGGACATCAAGACTGGTCAGCGCCATAAATCCATGCTGGACTTAAACGGTTCAGAAATGCGGTTCTACGCGGCGCTGTACGCCAAACAATTTCCGAATGCGCCCTTACCACGGTTGGCCCTGATGTCGTACTCACGGCCAAAGGTGGGTTGGAATTTGGTGATGCGAGATGCAACGCCAGAAGACGTAGCGTTGGGCGTGTTGTCGGCGCAGGTAGTTGCAAAGTCGGTAAAAGGAAAACCAGAACACGCAACGTTCAACACGCAACAGTGCAAGTCATGCCAGTATGCCGTTCCGCTACCTGATTATGGGTTCGGCGGCTGTGAAGTTGGACTGATGTCCAGGAAGGAAGAAACAAATGGGGAAGCCTGATCTATCGGATTACATTGACGTAGCGGCCCGCATCACGGCGTTCAAGGAACAGTTTCCTGACGGCTCCTTGCAGTCGGAAATGATTCACCTGAGCGATAAGTTTGTGGTGTTCAAGGCGTATGCGTATCGCAACCAGGAGGACACCAAGCCAGGAGTCGGACACGCATCGGAGTTGATCCCTGGGGCAACTCCGTACACGCGCGGTTCGGAAGTCATGGTGTGCGAAACATCCGCCTGGGGCCGAGCGATTGCCGCCCTAGGTTTTGAAGTCAAAAAGGGTGTGGCCAGTCGGGAGGAAGTAATCGCCGCGCAACAGCGCCAGGTTTCTACCGACGACAGGTTGTCAGAGGCCGCGAAAGCGATCTTTGACGAGCCAGTGCGCACGGCCCCCGAAGGCCAGGAAGAGGTGTACGACGCGGCGCTGAAGGCCATTCGGTTCATTACGCCAGACGAAGACGCCGCATGCCCGCGCCACAAGTTGGCATGGGTGCATCGCAACGGACGAACGGCAGATGGGCGCGAATACGATTTCTGGGCATGCCCTGCGCCAAAGGCAAGCGACGGCTACTGCAAGGCGCGGCCGAGCATGGCCTGGGTGACGGCCAAAAAGGGCTGATTCACGCTCAAAATAGGGTATTGACAGGCAGCCCAGGCGGGTAGAGAATTGGCGTAGCCCGCCTGGGCTGTTAGGAAGGAAGGAAGGCACACATGAACGACGCGTTGGTAAATCAGGCCCGTGCCAGCAAGCACGCTGAAGATTTGATCAAGACCGCGAAGACAAAGCCAGTTGGGTATACCTACCTGAGCAACACAAGCAACGCGGCCTTGTTCACGGTTCACGCCTCAACCTGCAAGGACATTGCAAAAGACGCTTGGCGTTGCGCTGCATACGCTGACGGAATCCACGCAACCCTTGAGGAGTTGGGCCAGAGCATTGCTGATTGCTATGGCGGTTACGCAGCGCCCCTGGGCGGTGGCGCTGAGGGCGATGCTCCAAAGGATTTGGCACATGCGCTGTCCTGGGCAAAGTTCCAGGCATGCGTCAAGAAGGCAGGATTGGAGGCTTCCCGATGAACCGAGTAACGAAAAAAGAATTGGAACAGTTGGTTGATGTAATGAATCGCAGAGAAGTGGACAAGCCACGACGAATGTATCCAGAACTTGGTTACTACTACCTGATGGGCGCATACGGCGGCCAGAAGTTGGTACAGATCGTGAATGAATCGGGCGGCGTCCGCGATGTGTTCCCGCATCTTGGGTACACGTCAAAGAAAGAGTTGGCCCAAGCAATCCGCGCGTTTCTGGAAGGGCGATCAGAACTAGAGGAAGAGCAGCGTCGGGGATTTGTTTCCATCCCAGAACGTGGAACTTGGAGCATGGAAACGTTGATGGGCAATTGATTGCCCCGTTGCGGGCCTGGTGCTCATCCTGTGGGGTTGAGTTTCCAGGCCCGTTTGGGGCCGAATGGTGCGAAGACTGTGATCCGAATGGCGATCAGGAAGGAGTCAAGTAATGGCCTACAAAACAAACGATAAGAGCCAGGCGCAAATGTTGTTGTCGGCCTTTCAGGGTGGTAGAAAAATTACTTCCCTTGAGGCGCTAAAAGACTTTGGCATTGGCCGATTGGCGGCACGGGTTTACGAGTTGCGCCAGCGTGGGTACGACATCCGCGAAAAGATGGTGACGGTTGGTGACGGCAAGCATGTTTCGCAATATTTCATGGAGCATGCAGATCGGGTAAAGGCCTGGTTTTGCGCGACATGCAGCGAGCCTGTTGTGCCAGCGCATTTGAGCGTATCGGAAATGTATGCAGTTGCATCCTGCCTAACATGCAAGAGGAAAGGAGTTGCCGTATGGCGCTAAAGCCGAAAACAGCAGTCGCAGCCATTGCCACGTTTTGCGCGTGGTGCGTGGGCGAGAAGCCCGACGAAGGGTTTTGCATGATTACCGATTGCCCGCTTCGGGCGTTTAGTCCCTACCAGGTTGGCGTGGGGGCCGAGACGATTGGTGGTTGGGATAACCCGCATTTACAGGTGCAGTTGACTCAAATGGAGGCGGCTGGACTGACGCAGTTGCAAACGTTCAAGTCCGACAAGGAGGTGGCCGAATGACTGACCAGAAAGATTTCAACTTAGTTGATGGCGGTTCAGTGTATTTGTTGGTTCCAAACACTAACGATGCGCAGTCCTGGCTGAACAAAAACATTGGGACCGACGCGGTGTACTTGGGGAAAGGCTTGGGGATTGAGTCGCGCTACGTCCGCCAGGTGTTGGATGGCCTCATGGCCGATGGCTTTACGGTGGAACTGTGAGCGGCGGGGCGTGGTTACGGCTGGACGCCTTGGCATGGCGTTCGGCCAAGGTGGCTGGTCTGGCCAATAACGCATTGCGTTGGCTGTGGATCGTCACGCTGTCTGAGGCCAAACTCCAAAAGCCAGGCGGCGCGTTTGGTTCGCAACGCCACTGGGAGCAACTGACGGCTGGCGCTGGCGGCGACCGTAAGGGTTTTGCCGCCCTGGTTAACGCTGGACTGTTGGAGGTGGCCCCAGAGTTGTGCATTCGCTGCCTGGAGGGCTTTCACGACGCCCCTGCTGGCTTGGTGGTGGTACATGATTGGGCCGACTTCCAGATCAACACAAACGCCGAGCGGACCAGGCGTTGGCGCGAAAAGAGCAAGGCCAGTGACGCTCATGTGACGCACACGCGCGTCACACCGAACGCATTTGTGACGCGGGACAATGACAGTGACAATGACAGTGACAAAAGAGTTATTAATAATTTAAAGAGTAGGATGAACGGAGTAGCGCCAATGAGCGTGGGCGGAATCGTTCGCGACTTGGCGAGAAAGGGGACGCCGCATGGCTGAACCAGTGGACCGTTCAACGCGCGGGAGGCGAGCAAATAACGCTGGCAAGCAGTACGAGCGCGACGTGGCTGGCATCCTCCCTGGAGGGAAAAGAATTGGCCAGTACGGCGGACCAGTAGACGTGACCGCTGACTTTGGGGTGATTGCCCAGGTGAAAGTTGGCGGTGCGTTTCCTGAAGTCTTGAATCGGTATCTAAGCAAAGTGATGATGGCGGCCAAGGCCGACGAAACCCCCGTGGTAATCGTTGGCAACCGACCTGGAGTTGGCAGTAAACGCACACACTTGGTGTTGCTGACCCTTGAGGATTTTGTGAGGCTTCTAAAGTGATGGCGCTGATGTTGTCCCTGGGACTGATCATGCACAACATCATTCTGCCGCATCCGATGGTGGGTAAAGCAACCTGGTACGGCTACCCTACTCGCGATGCCTGCTACGACGGAGTGCCGCGCACATGTGCGCCATACCGACATGGCGAGTTGGTGAACTATTGCGCCATGAAGGGGTTTGGGTTTTACGACCGACCGTTCTGGGTGACCGTTACCAGTGTGGCCACAGATAAAACGGTTCGTTGCCTGGTTCGCGATGCTTGCGCCTGTGTTGGCGGCGGCATTATTGACTTAAGCCCAGCGGTGTTTCGCCAATTGCGAAGCCTGCGGGCTGGTATTGTGAGGGTCCGCATTGAGCGGTATATAGAGCCAATAGGAGGGCGTGGAAGATGAGTTACGTCATGGAAATTCTCAACATGGATGAGGCGGTTGACCAGGGCTTGCAGAAGGAACAGGAAAGCAAGACGTGTGAACATCCGCTCATGATCAACGGCGGCGATAAGGCCGTCCTGGGTCTGACGGAAACGTTTGTAAAAACACGAGACGGTGGTTATCAGCAAACGGTTGTGGTCTATGACCTCAATAAATTGGCCGAAGGGATGCACCAGGATGTCCACAAGCAGGATCAATCGGTGTGCCACGACGACTGTCGGGGATACGACGAAGCGCTGGAGTTCTACCAGTACAACTACATGCGTTACCCATCGGCCAGCAACGCGCCACTGTTCCTGACGCCTCACACGGCAGATGAAATTAACGCGGCCTATGCAGAGGATGCCGAATCGTGGCAGGGGTAAAAGCCAAGCGCGACGGGGTAATCAAGCCGCCAGTCTGGCGAGTGACAACGTGCAACGGGTGCGGTAAAGACATTGATTACACCGACCCAAAGAAGTTGGCATTCCCAGGGGTAAGAGTGCTAACAATTCAATTCAACGGGGCCAAGGGTGGCCGTCGTTTCGTATGGCGACACAAGGCCTGCGCATGATGCGGCGCGACATCATCCTGTTTGGCCAAGGGGACAAGGCCCCCAAGTTGGCCAAGAGCGATGATCCATTGGAGCAGCAACTAGACAAACACTTTGTCTGGAATCATTTCCCTCCCGTCCCAGCGGCATTAATCCCGTTGGCCATTGATGCAATTCGGATGATCAACATGGGCCAGGAAAAAGAATCGTGTGCAATTCCTGGGGAATATGTGGTGACTGGAGACCCAAACAAAAATCCGACCGCGTATGAAATTGCAAACGCCTTGGGTCTGTGGGCGTGGCAATGCGAATGCGACGCGTGCGCAAAAGGGGAACTTCACTGGCGCAGAGAGGCCGAATCAGCGTAATCTGCTAATGTCTGCGCGTGCAAGGGCGTGTAGCGGAGCCTTCCCCGCTCCCCCTTGCACGCTACTATTTGGAAGGGGATGACATGGCAGTAAATGCGCATCGGTGCAGAAACGCACGGCCACCCTACGCTCATGACTTCATGCTGTATGACATCGGGGATGGCGAAACTTACCCATTCGTGGCCATGATGGCGTGCAGGAAATGCGGAGAAATTCGCAAAGCCCAGGAAGAGGCCACGCCACCAGTGGCGCTAGATGACGTGATCGGCTCCATTGCGCCCGCCCCCAAAATAGTGCGCCCTCAGCGAAAGCGGCCGACAAGAAAAAGCAAATGAGCGCGCGAGCATGCCTATCCTGTGGCCTCATCCTGTCAACGCTCAAGCAAGGGCGATGCCCAGAATGCGCAAAAGAAAAGCAAGCAACCAAGCCAAACCCCTATCGCAACAGCAGGGAATGGCGCAACCTATCAGCGCGCATGCGTAAGGATCAGCCCTGGTGCAGCAGGTGCGCCACCCAGGGCGATGACAGCAATCCCTTGACGCTAGACCACATCATGCCCCTGAGCAAGGGAGGCGCGTTGATACCAGAGGATCTAGAGACAGGGGTGCAGGTGCTATGCAAGCGATGCCAAGGCATCGTAGGTGCGCGCGTGCATAAGGCTGGCCCATGGCGAGGGTGACGCCTGACCCTATGCCACCCTATGGGGAAGGCGTACCTGATGCAATCCCTGACCCAGGTTGGGATGATGACCCAGATAACGAAGAGGAGGACACGCCAGATGAATTCTAATCAGCAAGAGCAGAGCAACACACACGCGAATGATGCAGCGACCCCCCCTACCAGATCGGAAGAG